AACCTTGCCGAGTCTATGGGGTCAATGATTGCTCCGATATTGGTTCCTATGATTCACGGTATTACTTGGCTTATGACTACACTCGCAAAATCTAACCCAATCATCAAAGGCGTTGCCGGTGCAATCCTGATTCTTATGGCTGTCAGTGTACCGCTGCTGTTTGTATTCGGTACGTTTTTGACCGTACTCCCTAAGATGATTCTTGCGTGGAAAGCCCTGTCAGCCGCCATAGTTGTATGCGGACGCGCTATGCTATTCCTCACCACTAACCCTGTTGGACTATTTATAACTGGCATAGCCATTGCCATTGCCGCCGTAATATATGGCATTGTGCAGCTGATCAAGAACTGGGAAAAAGTCAAGGCTACTTTCAAGTCGTGGATGCCTGACAGCTCAGAGCACAAGCTGACACAGGAAGCCATAACGAAAAATCAGAATACAGTTAATGGTAATGTGGATGTAAACGTCACCACCGACAAAGGTACAAAAGCCACCGTATCCGCTGCAAGCTCAACCCGAGGCTTCACTATGAACCGTGGAAAGTCGATGGCATGACAATAGACTCGCTACTGCGTTCAGGCTCATTCAATGGCGCCGGCTTTCTGGTTGTATCGGCTTCGACTTCTGGTGGCCGCAAAACAATCAAGCATGAATTCCCCAACTCATCAAAGCAGGCCATTGAAGATTTAGGGTTTAAGCCTAAGACGTTCTCGCTGGTTGTTACTACTATTACCGACTATGCAGACGGCCAGCTGGATCCGCAATCATACTTTAACAATCGCGACAGGCTTATAGCCGCTCTTGATCGTGGCGGCGTCGGAACGCTATCACATCCATTCTTCAGCGTAGACCTGCAGCTGGTGGCAATGCCTTATACGTTCGATGAGGACACCACAAACCTCGGCGTGTGTACATTCAATCTGACATTTGAGGTTGATAATAAGAACGTAATACCACAGCCAGACGTTAACTCTCTGTCAAACATCAACAAGGCGGTAAACGCGGCAACAGCACAGGTCTCTGATGATATCGTGGGCGGGTTCGAGGTATCAGATGGTATCAATCTTCGATCTGCTACTGAAACACTGTCAGAATTTTTCAGCACCGCACGTGATGCTGTGTCGGTTGTTCCTGTCGTTACCAGCAAAATAAACCAATTCAATGCCAGTATTAACAGCTATCAGGCGGATGTCGTTGCGCTTGTTCAGGCCCCGCAATTACTCGCTGATTCACTGATCGACGTAGTTCAATCAACACGAGGCCTATATAACACGGTCGATAGCGCGCTTGACGTCTACCTTAATATGTTTGGGTTTGGCGACAATCTCGACCTCGTAACAGGTAACACGTACTCGCGCATACAGCGGCGCATCAATCAGAACCTTATGGTTAACGGCATGAAAGCCGCTTACCTGGTAAACGCATACCAAGCCGCTGCCGTCAAGGAATATGCCACAGTTGACGATATCGACGCCATCAAGGCAACTCTAGAATCGCAGTACGACTCGCTAATCGATGGCGAGATATCCGGCGATTTGCGCGATGCCATTATGAAGGTCAGGACGCTGACAAACGCTTTCCTGAATGCCGAGCGGGTCAATGCAAGGCGCTTATTGGCAGTCAGGACCGCACAGCGACCCGTTCGGGCCGTGTGTTTTGCTTATTATGGCGCAGACGATGATGCCGTAACAGACTCTATTGCCGCGCTTAATAATACCGCGGATATATCATTCATTGCCGGTAACATTCAGGTGCTATCCGAATGATGGCATTGGTAGTAGATGGCGTGCCATATACCAATTTCACGGCCATGGCGGTCACACAGAATATCGAGACGTTCGCCGGACAGTTCAGCTTCTCGGCTATCGATGTAGATGGTGCTTTCAATGCGAAATCTTACCCGGTAAAACTTGGCTCGCTGTGCAAGGTCACTATTGACCGCGTGCCAGTACTTACCGGGTATGTTGAGTCGGTCAATGTCGATACGTCAAACACCACGCACTCGGTAACAGTGGCGGGACGCGATGTAACGTGCGACCTTGTAGACTCAACGATGCCAGCCACATTCAGCCCGTCTGCCCAAAACATATCGCTGGTATCGATCATTAACCAGGTTCAGGCTCTGTTCGGGCTTGCTTTGCCGGTGATCAATCAGGTAACAGATTTAGAGGACTTCACATCGTTTGAGATTGTCGCCCCGGATGCCGGTCAAAGCGCACACGATTATCTTGAGAAATTCGCACGCAAGAAGCGCGTTATGCTCACCACTAACGGGGCCGGCGCTATCGTCATCACACGGGCAAGCGGGAATCCACTGGGGATGTCATTTATTAATCGTCGCAACGATACTAGATTGCAGAATAACGTGCTTTCCAGCTCTGTCAGTTACGACTATTCGCAGCGATTCAGCCGGTACATTGTCGGCTCACAAGCCAATATGCAGGGAATGAACGAGGCCGGCGACACCGATAACGAGTCGATAGTGGATGCGCAGGCAGAGGCGTCCGATACGTCCATGACCCGTAACACTAGGGTTATGTATCTGGTAGCCGAGAATGTCAGCGATGTTGCGGCACTCAAAGAGCGCGCCGAGTGGGAGGCCAATATACGCATGGCGCGCAGCCGGCAGTATTCTTGCGTTATTGACACCCATACCGTTAGTGCTGGCACGCCGTTATGGTTTAACCGTACCGCGATGGTTATCGATGATAACGCCGCCATCAATGAGACGATGCTTATTAAGTCTGTCACGTTCAAGGAGAACCTGAACGAAGGCGTCGAGACAGCCGTTGATTTTGTAGTAGCAAACGCATATACGCTTGAGCTGGCAGCGCCTGTCAGCACTCAGGATGCCAACAGTATCGGAGACCCGTTTGGGGGAGCGCAATTGACCGATGAAGAGATTAACCAAATCGCGCAGGAAGCTATCAACAAGAGTGCCGACGATAAGCTAAACGGCAGGACTGGCAGATAATGCGCGAGCTACTCATCAAGCTAATGAACACCATCACGCAGGCGCGTGTGACTCGCGTATCGGCTGACACCGAGCGATACCCTTCGGCTCAAATATCGAGCGGAAAAAAGGTATCTGTCACAACACGATTGCTGCCGTATCCGTTGATCGGCAATCCGACTTCGGACGCGCTTGGCGTAAAATTCAACCTGCAAGGACAGGAGCAAAACTCGGCTACGATATTCCATGACCCTAAGCACAGGCTTAAGGGGTTGCAGGAAGGCGAAGGCGGCATACATAACGCCGCAACCGGCAGCTATATCTTGTTAATGGCAAACGGTGATATCAAGATGGTATCGCTGAACGACCTGATAGCCACCATCACGGCAAACGTTGTGAACACGATCAGCGGCAACATGACCAACGTAGTCACCGGCAATCTAACCGATACCGTAACAGGTAACATCGTTCAGACAGCCGCTAACCTGTCTAGTACCATTATTGGCACTGCCACCATACAAGCGCCTGCGATAAACTTAACAGGGAATACAACTGTAAGCGGCGCATTCGGATGCAATGGCGCTTCAGCTCAGACGGTTTATTCACTTGGTAACGCGGCAACTAATGCCGGTGAGACACAAACACTCGCTAATAACATCCGTCTTGCATTGATTGCAAACGGCATAGGCACAACGTAATGGCTGAATACACAGACGTAGCGCTTAACACCGACGCTGGCTATTACGACATATCGTTCACCGATGGCGACCTGACAAAACTGAAAGGGTATGACACGGCAATATTTATCAGCGTATTCACAGACGCACGGGCAAGCGCAACACAGATAGAAAAACCAGAACTCCGTCGTGGCTGGATTGGCAATCTCGGTAACTCGATAGAGATAGGCTCGCTCAACTGGTTATACGAGCAAGCCCGACTGATTAACAAAACCGCTAACGGTCTGGCAGATACAACACGCACATGCCTGAAATGGCTAGTAGATTTTGAATACGCAACGTCTGTAACTGTAACGCCGATACGGTCCGGCGCTAATACTCTGGACGCCGACATAAGAATAGCGCATCCGGACGGAAGTGTGGAAAGCAAACGAGTATCATTATGGGGATTCACGCCTAATGGCTGAGCTAAACCTACCCGCTAACGCGCAGGTATTGAAAGACAGAAACCGCGCCGATATTCAAGAGCAGATACCGGAATCAGATCCGTTTGTCGAAGCAAACTGGGTAACAGCGCTTTCTGACTCGAACGCTAACCGCCAGTATGATTTTTTCCTACAGCTTGCATTGTTACGCGAGCAAATGTTCTGGGACACAGCAACCGGTACATCGCTATCACGATGGGCTAACGTATGGGTCGGACCGCCTAATCCTGCGACACAATCAACGGGAAGCGGATACGCAACCGGCACACTAGGGGCAAGCATAGCCGCTGGTGAGCAACTAACAAGCGCGGACGGCATCACATACGAGCTAACAGCCGAGGCGATAGTGTATGAGGGTTCGACTACTGCGTTAAGCCTGACAAGCACTGGCACTACGGCGACGTTCACCATGCCGAGCGACTACCCGCTTGCCAACAATCTGACAGCGGTAATATCAGGCGCTAATGAGACCGCGTATAACGGCTCGTTTGCTATATCCGTTATTGATGGTAGCTCGTTCTCGTACACGCTGCCGAACTCTACAACATCGCCGGCAACCGGAACTATATCGGTATCAGTAACAGCGGCTTTGATGTCATTGCAGTCTGTTGATTTTGGCGTTGATACTAATCAGGATGCAAACACTACGCTCACGTTTTCAAATACGCTTGCCG